GGGCTAGTCCATCTTACTTACGCAGAGCCAGCGCTGGCGGCCACTTCCAGTCGGACCAAGAAGGCGTCCTGCAGGATTACGGTGGCGTTCCAGAGCTTCCAACCGGCGGTACCGCGTTGACCCAGTGGGTCAGACTCAACCGCTTTCGGGGTTACGACCATGATGTTGGCCACGTTCTTGCCACGCAGGGCCACAACGCCGAACGCATCGCGTGCCAGGTAGATGATCGGGTACACGTCGGCGCTGACGCCGGTGGTGGAGATCATTTCTGCCGCGGTACCAGTGGTGCCCTTGGCGCCGCCAGCGTCTGGCCAAGCCTCGAACACGGTGGAACGGACGTAGCGGCAGTCTTCTACCGAACCGATCTCGCCATCGAACGCGCTGCCTTGGGCGTAGTGTTTCACGCCAATGAAGCCGTCGATGTCGCGGATGTCGTTCTCAACGTCCGGGTGGCACAGCGCAACGAAAGCAGCTTCGATTGGCTGGGTGTTGTAGTTGACCGACGACTTCATCATCGTCGAGATCATCTTGGCGTTTTGGCGCTTCAACGAACGAGTGATGTTGCGTTGCAGACGCAGGGTTACCGGGGTGTTTACTGCCGCGCGGCTTACACCGTTGGCGTAGAACACGTTGGTACCCGACTTCAACACGTTGAAACGCAGGGTCTCAACGGTGTGCGCTGCAGACTCGCCCAGAGCGTTCATCAGCTCTTTGAGCACCGCCGGGTAGTCTTCGTGCGTGTCTTCGATAACGTCGCTGAAACCGATCCAGTCGCCGTACTGGAGCATCTGTACGGTGTAGTCCTTGCTGGCCAGCTTCTTGCCGACCGGGGTAACGCCTTCGGTCAGCGGGGTCAACGCCATAGGGACGCTGAAATTACCAGCGTTGCCGCTGTACGCGCCGGTGCCACCGGAAATGAAGTAGCGACGGAACTTGGCGATCTGGGTGCTGTTCTGCGGAACCACGAACGCTTGGCCGAATTTCTCGATGACCATGTTCGGGATCGCGCGTTCCAGGAAGCCGACGACAGAATACGCATTCTGGCGGGGGGTGATGTCACCATACGAGGTGCCGGTGTAAGCCATGGGTGTTGCTCCTTACATGTCAGTCGTTCAAGAAGTTTGTTTCAGGGCTTCGTCGAATGCGCTGTCAAAGTCGTTCGGATCGGAGTTTAACTTCGACGCAGACCGCTGAGTAGCCGGTACCGCTGCGGTGGCCGCGACTGCGGCCGGGTCCACTGCCGTTCTAGGCTTGGGTGCTGGCTTCGTTTCTTGCGCGGCTGGCGAGGCTGGTGTAACTGGCGCTGCACTCTGGCCTACCGACGCTTGCTTGTACATGTTCAACAAACCAACCACTTCCTGGGCGTTGCCCTTCTCCAGAATCTCGTTGAGCTTCGGTTGAAGGAAGGAAGGCTGCGCTGCAACCCATTGTGGCACAGCGCCCAGGATGGTGTCCAAGTCGGGGTGCGCAGAACGGATCACACTCATGTGGCTGTTCACCTCCGCCTTTTCCGTGGATTGGAAAAGCGGCGCCAGAACACCATTGAGCTGAGTTACCAACGCGTACTGCGCATTGGCGACCAACGCTTGGGCTTGGGCTGCAACCATGGCCTCAATCGCTGGGAATTCTTCCGGCCACTCCGTCTTGAACTTGTTTACCGCGGCCCGGTGGGCGTCGGTCATAAACGTGTCGGCGGTGGCAGGGACGTAGGGAGCTGGGGCCGAGGCTGCAGTAGCCTCAGCAGCCACCCGGGTGCGCTCGTTGGCCTCGGCAATGGCTTGGGCCAAGAACGCTGGATCAATGCTTGGTTGTGAAGCAGGCGCAGCGGGCGCAGGAACCGGGGCTGCCGGGGCTGCCGACGCAACCTCGAGTGCAGCAGCGGCCGCTTCTGCGGTAGGCGCTGCAACGGGCTCTACCTTGTCTGCTGGGGTATCTGCTACCACGTCCGCTGCGTCCAGTGCTGCCACTGGGGCTGGCTCTGGTGCTGGCTCTGGTGCTGGGGTGACAGGCGCGCTGGTAGGCTCAGACGCCTGGGCAAACGCCGAGTCGAAGTCGTCTACTACGGGCTCTACAACGGGTACTACGATGTCGTCTTCCATGGTGGCTATTTACTCTGGATTCTAGGGTGGTGTCAATTGTATAGCACTTAGACAGTTGGGGCATCGGACCTTGGCCACATCGCCTTTCGCATGTCACGTGCCTGCTGGACCTGACCCTGTAAGCGGTACATTTCGACGGGGTCACGCTCCGCGCCGAGCTTACTGAGTAAGGCCGATTCCTGCGCTGCTAGGAACTGCTCCAACGCCACTAACAGGGGATGCCCCGGGGACTGCTTGGCGGCTTTGTGAAGCTCTTGCCGTGATTCCTGAAAGGTCATGGAGTGAAGCCCCTGCTTGGATGGCGTCTATCAACGCCTTATAGATGGTTGCGTCGGCCGAGTCGAGGTTCTTCTGGGCCTGGGTCAGTTGCTTGGCGGTGTCGCTGTTCAGGTTCTCCAGCTGCGCTTGGGCCATTGCCTGCTGCTGCGCCTGCTGCTGCGCTTGGGCCTGCTGCTGGTTCTGCTGGTTCTGCGCGATCTGGTCCTTGGTGGCCATGATGCGGTCGAGCGGCAGGTCGCGAACCTTTAGGCGTTCCTCGAGCAGCGCTTGGCGGTTGATGAAAATGGAGTCCTCTGGAGTAAGCGTTTGGGCCAGGTTGTCCAAAGCGAACGAGCGCATTTCCTTGGCCATCAGCGACGTGGCGCCACGCGGGATAGGGCGTGTGTCACCTACCAGTTCGTCGCGGTCGGCGTTGAAGATGTGGTTCCACTCCACAAGCCCGGATATGACGCTGGTGGTGAATCGGTCGAAGTTGCGCACAATGTCACGGAACGGGAGCGCCGCGTTGCCGTAGACCATGGAGGCGCCCCCGGTAGTGCGCATGGCCTCGCCAGACACACCCTCCATATCGCCGTTGGTCATGGGGCTCACGAAGGTCTCCGTGTCCGCAAACTTCTCGAACCGGGACATCAGCTGCAGGATCTCCGGAATGCGCGACTCGAAGTTGATCGCGTTGATCGCACGTTGGCCAGGCTGTCCACCTTCCTTACGCCACACCTTGAACGGCTTGATCGACATGTCGGTCTGGTTGGGGTCGAGCAAGTCGACGTCGACCTCCACGTTGGGTCCGCAGGCCACCGACGCGTTGTCGATCAGCATGCGCGCGCCGGTCGCGATGGCCAGCTGGCTGTCGCGCATGATCGGCGGGAGCCCAGACCCCAGCAAGTTCACCTCATCTTCCTCGAAGACGAACTGGTGGTACACCTTGGTCCCTTCCGGGAACGGGTTTTTGGCAACCTTGATTAGGGTGCTGTCCAGTATCCACGCGGTGTACCGGATGTCATCCTCCAGCTGGTCGTCGGCGATGCCGTCCACCCCCGCCGCCGCCAAGTCGCTGCCCAACGCGCTGCCCCAGTATTCCAGCAGCTCGTACTTGCCGCCCTGGCGAGCGATGTTGGCGTTCTGGCTTCCGCCCATCGCGTGCAGCTCGGTTTCGTGGTCGAGCTTCTGGTAGTTGCCGTCGGGGTGACTGCGGATGTAGTCCATAATGACCTTGCCGTCGAAGTCGGCACGCTTGGCCATCTGCGCTGCTTGGTGCTTTGAGTACACGTGGCGCTGGAACTCCCCCTCCATTTGCTCGAACGCGTTGGCGCCCATTTCAGGGTAGTAGTTCCAGCAGGACACGAACTCGAGGTATGGGCGGTACCCGTCGATCTCGAGCACCTGCGGCATACCGTTCGCGTCCAGCTCGTACCGTGACAGCTTGTCCGCGATGGTCATCGGGCCTTTGGCAATGCCGGGGCCATACATGACCGCAGACGTCACCACCTTGCCTACCAGCGTCTCATAGTCGCTGGCGTTGTATGGGTCGATGTCCTGCAGCTGGTCGTCTATTACCTTCTCCTGTCGGTCTGCGATCTCTGCGGCTTTGTCTGAGACGATCCGCTCCAGCTGGTCGTTGGTAGGCTGCTTACCGGGGTTGGCTGCCCTCCATGCGTCCAGGGCTGCTATCAGCACCTCTGAGGGGAGGTTGGGCACCGGCGACGCGGCCAAGCTCCAGTTCTTCTCGCCGGCGGGGAACAGCAGGCTCATAAGTCGCGACTTCATGCTGGTGCATTTTACCCGCGTGATTTTTGGGTACGCGCGACTGTTCCCCTTGGCCATGTTGGATTCTAGGGTCTGGTCGTACTTGCCGAGGTACTGGCGGACGTTAAGCAGCCACTGCTGCTCGGCATTTCTGCGGTCCTTTCGGTACGCGGCAAACCGACCTGCGAGCTTGTTGCCGAGCGACGCACGCCCTTCTGCGGTTCCTGCACGGGTAACAACTGCCGTGTCCTGCTGGTCCAATTGGTCCATGGTTCACCTAGTAAGCGTAAGGGTTGGGTTGGTGCCCCATAAACCCGAAACTGGCCGCCTTACGGCGCCGCGCATCGCGAAACGCTTCGCCCTTCATTGCAAGGCAAAGATACTGGCACGCATCGTGCGGGTGAGAATATTCGTTTTTCTCCGGCGTGTCTGCTTGCTGACCCTTATTCGACACGCTGTACCGATACCCCGACTTGAACCCGC